GTTGTTGGACGGCGAGCTGCCGTTGCAGGAGAGCGCGGGCGTAGCGTTCCTGCGCGGGGTAAAAAGCCGCGAGGCTTGAGAAAAACTGACGGAGGTTTGATAAAGTCCAGGATGGTTGCCGTGGCGTTGCAGTATGTTTGCAAGCCTGATCGGATCACAGGCACTCGTAGCCTGCTGCCGTCCGGATCACACTTTCCCCCTTGGCCCAAGTCTGCTCACCATAGCCGGGAAGGATGATTACCTGGCCGTTCGTGACCGTGCCGGCGCCGCTATGCGCTCCCGCCTGCCGGAATGGCGCCGATGACGATGCGGAGCTTTGGGCCTGAGAGGCCATCGAGGAGGGGGTCACGAGGCTACCCAGTTCGATCCATTGCTCGATCTCATCCAGATGGGTCTCCCATGGAGGGTTATCGGCCCCAGGCCCATCGGTGAAGATGGCGGGGCCGCTGTAAGCCCAATGTTGCCCGGTAGCCGTGGCCTCAAACAAACGCACGGTTGACCCCGGCCCGTGGGGCCAGATCACGCCCGCCACATCCTTGCTGCGGTTGCCCACCGGCGTGGCCACTTCGGTCCTCCTGGCGGGTGTGCCGAGATAGGCCCAACGAGGCCTGGTTTGGCTGCCCGTAGAGGCAACGGCCACGGCGTAGGCGTTGGCAATTTCACTCGTGGCAAACTGGGTTGCCGTGCCATTCGTGAACCGCCACTTGAAACGCGAGCGCTGGCTCAGCGTCGTATAAACCCCACCCGTCGAGGAAAGGTCGAAGAGCGGGTAACGCTGCGTTGTCCCCATCGGCAGCCAATGAGCCGGGTCATCCCTCGGCCGCACAGTCGGCCCCGTAATCGGGGCGATGCATTGCGCGATGACGAACCCGCCACCCAACCCCACTTCCTGGCAAAAGTCCCCCACCTCAAAGATGCTTTCGCTGAAGATCGCCGAGGCCCCGCTGATCGAGCACGTCGCCCACCGGAAGTTGAACAGGTTCAGCCCGGTCCCCGTAGGGATGCTGTTAGTTAAAACCCCGGACTCAACCTGCTCGAAAAAGGTCGCGAACGCCGCATCGCCCGGCCCCGGTGCCGGGGTGGGAGTGTTGGCCTTGCACCAGTAGCAGGGGCCGTATTTGTCCTCCTCCTGGGCAAGCTGGATGCCCTCGCCAACAAGGAAAAAGTTCTTCAGGCCGGCGTCGGTGCTCCAGGCGCCGCCGCCGCCATACTTCCACAATCCGACGCGCGTGAACGGCCGAAACGCCGGGAAGCCGTGTTGGAAAAGGGTGGCCTCCCTGTAATTGATGAACTCGGTCAGCGTGCAGGAGGTCCCCTGCCGCCGCCAGATGAACGTCGCCGGATTGGTTCTCTGCGGCGGCACCGGATCACCCCAATCATACATATCCACCGTGGCAAGGCCGCCGGCGAAAGCGGACACCGGGTTCTCGCACTCGAAACTCTGCCAGACCGTTTGGCCCGGAGGCGGCAAGACCTGAAAGTTGCACAGCACCACCGACGGCTCGACGCCTTGAGGAAATGGTTTGCGCCTGAAGGAGACCGTGAGCGGGGTGGTTCCGCTAAACGTGAGCGGATACGGGGGCGGGGCGATCGCGGGTCCAGTCCAAGAACCTGACACCGGCCGATTGACCTCCGTCGTCCCAACAAACGCCCGGATCGTCAGGGTCAGATCCTCGTAAGGATTGACACAGTTGCATTGTCCAATCCCGGAGCTGCAGCTCACACGTAAGCCTCCGAACAAATGAATAGCCGCTTTTTCTGAACCCCGGCTTCGCAGGTGGGCAACTCGCGCACCGCCATGGGCCGCGCGGTGCCCGAGACGACGGTGGCGGTGGCGTTGAGATCAATCTTGGCGTTGGCGGTTGCGGTGTCCGTGATCGCCATGCGCTTGGTCGGGCCGTCGCCGGCGCTGCTATTCTCCAACGGGCCGTCGCCCTCCAGCTCCAGGTCCGAATCGCCGGCCGGCGTCTCGCCGCTCTCCTGGGTGGCGGTGCTGTGGAAAGTGAGGCGGTTCCGCGTGACCCGCATCAGTGCCACGAGGTCGCTGAGGTTGAGGTGTTGCGGCGGCCCAAAGCGGACCGTGGTGGTGCCGCTGTCCACGTCCTCGCTCACCGCCTGCACGATGGCGCCCATGGTCGCCCATTCCGGCCGGCCGCCGGTGATGTTAAGCTTCTGCCCGATGCGGAAGGCGCCCGCCACCTCGCCCTCGGTCACGCTGAAGCTGCCGCTCCATTGGAGGCTCGCAAAGGCGTTGTAAATCTTTTCGGCCAGCCCCTGGGGCGCCTCTTCGCCGCCGCCGCTCGATGCGCTCTGGACGATGCTGTATTCGGTGGTTTCGGCGTCCGTGGTGGCGATGCGGATGGCGACTGTGCGCGTCTTGGTTTCGAGCACGTTGTTCTCGTTGGCCGTGCTCGGATCGGTGCGCACCTTGTAGCTCACAGTGACCTTGAGCGTGTCGCGGGCGACCACTTTGCCCGTCCAAGCGGGGACGCTCTGCGAAATGAGCTTGCGGGTGAACGTGGGCGAATCCGCGGAGATCACTTCGATGTCCGTGTTCTTCGCGTCATCGAGCCAGGGCAAGTGCTGCTTCAGCCATGCGATGTATGGGGCGTTGTTGCCGGCGGCCGGGATGTCCTCCGTCTCGATGGCCACCGTCAGGTTCACCCGCGAGATGGTGTTCCCTTCGAGGTCGATGGTGGATGAGAAAGCATCCTCCTCGCGGCCCGTGGCGCCGGGCGGGTGAATATCGTCCACGATCACCAGCGCGGGTTGGTCGTTGATGGTGTCGGTGCGGCGGTATTTGATCGCCACGCAAGGCACTTGCAACTGCGGTTCCGGCCGGATGTCCAGCCCCACCAGGTCGGTCAGGGCGACGCTCACCGTGGTCATGGCCGTGTTGCGCTTGCATTTGAAGGTCGGGGGCGTGGTCGAGTAATCGAACCAGGCCACGGCCTCCGGCGACCAGCGCAGCATGAGCCGGATGATTTCGCTGGCCGGCGTGTCGGCGCGCTGATCGAGGGGTGGATTGAGATCGGGGAGGTCTGAGTCATCCACCGTGAAGGGGGCGCTGCCGCCGAATTGTGCGACGTGCTGCGTGGCGACATAATCGCACACGTCCTTGATCTGCTGGCCGGTGGTGATGGCGGCCAGATAGAAGCCGGTGCCGGGCAGGGGCACGTTCTGCACCCGGCGCGGAAGGCTCACGAGGGATTCATACTCATCCACCAGGCCGGAGCTGGCATCGCCCGGCGTGGCGAAGACCTTGTGCGCCTGCTGATAAACGCGCCGTGCGAGGTAATCCCATCCGCCCAGCACCTCATAACTCTTCGCCTCGGCATTGCCCCGGCCGGTCGAGGGCGTGGCGCGGACGCGGCCGACGAACCATTGCGTGGCGCCGTGGGCGATGGTCACGGTGTCGCCGTAGGCGAAGAGGTCATCCGCATCCACATTCGCGCCGTCGTGGAGGAAGGTGGCGCGGTCGAAGTCCTGGGAGGCGAACTCGAAACGGAGCGCGGACAATCCCCACTCGGCAAGACTCTTGGTCACGCCATCGTGGGTCAGTGTCCATGGAGCTGGGGCGGGCATCAGGGGGTGCGGTTGGCTTCCAGCGCCTTGATTTTGCGCTGGGCTTCGATGAGCGCGGCGGCGAGTTGCTCGTAAGAGGCGGCTATCGTCGTCACGGCTTGGGCGGCCTGCTGCGAGCTGTTGGCCGCCCGGCCGGCCCCGCCGGAGATGTCCGGCATCGCCCCGGAGAGGAATGCATCTCTTGCCGTGGCCAGGTCCGGGTCCGAGTCAAGGATGCGGCGCCGCTCGGCGAGGGTGGAATTTTCTCTAGCGCGGGCATTGATGTCCAAGATCCGCAACCGGCTGCGGATCGCCTCGCTTTCAAGGGAGAGCGGGCCGGTGGTGGCCCCGGCCGCATCGCGCGCTTGTTGCTCCTTCCGCTCGGCTTCAACAACGGCTTTGTGGGCTTTGCCGAGTTCGATCAATGCAGTCCGCCGTTTCTCGATTTCCTCGCGGCTTTTGAATGGGTCACGGGCTTCCATCTGCAGCCCCGCCTCGAGCGCGCGGAGGCGCTCCGGAGTTACATCCGAGGGTGCCATGCCGGCGGCTCCCGCTGCGGCAATGAAGGACGCACGCGTCTTCTCCGTGGCGGCGGCGGCATTTTGAATTCCCACCTGTTCCTCGGCCGTTTTCCGCTGATTGAGCGCGAGCTGTGATTCCAGGAAGGCGCGGTCGCGCGCGTCCTTGCGGTCCGCCGAGACGTTGCGTGCGGCGAGGCGGCGGCGGGCAAATGACGCCTTGTTTTCCGGCGTAGCCGCCGCCCCCGCCTCCTCGGCGTCAATGGCAGCAATCTCGGCGGCCAATTCAGCGTCACTGATCTGGTCCGCCATCGCCTGATGCGCTCTCAGTGATTCCGTCGCGAGGTCGAAAGCATCTTTGATGCTGCCGGCCTTTTTTTGAAGATCGTCCAGCCCGCCTTCGGCGGCTGATTCCCCCGCTTCGGCGACTTCATCCAGACGCCGCTTGAAAATCGGCAAGCGGTTTGTGATCTGGGCCGCCGAGGCGTCCACCTCTGGCAGCAGATCGGCAATGAGTCGCAGGACGCCAGTCAGGCCCGTGAACGCAATTCTGAGCAGGGGCGTCCGCGTGATCAGCGCGCCGACCCCCTCGAAAACATTGTTGAGCGCCAATCGCACCAGGTTGAGCTGGCCGGACAGGGTTCGCGACTGGCTTTCCAACAGGCCCGCGCCGCGCTCGGACAACTGGCGGAGGGCCTGTTGCAACTGCGTTGCAAGATCGGCGTTCTTGTCCACCTCGATGCCGAGCAAGTTGAGCTGCCGGAAGCTGCCGTTGAGCGCGCGGGTCCACACCTGCGCGGCCCCCTGCGCGTCCCCCTTCATCAAGGCTGTCAGCGCGCCAATGGCCTCCAGGTCGCGTTGCAGGTTCTCAGCCAGGCCGCCGCGCGAAAGCAGCGTCTCGACTACGCGGAGCCAGCTTTCCCCGGCGATGCCGAGGGCTTGATACTTCTGCGCGCTCTCCTCGATGAGCGCGATGTTGGCGGCGCTCAGCCCGCCCTGGTTGGCCAGCGCCTGCAGCGCGCCGGTCGTGGCTGCCTCTTGCTGCGCGAATTCCCCAAGGGCCTGCTTGATCGCCAGCACGGCGGAGGCGGCCGTGAACGCCCGTGCGGCGAATCCCTGCAGTGCCGAGGCCGCCGCCTCGCTGGCCGGCGCGGCGGCGGCGATGGAGGCGTTGACCTTGTCGAGCTGCGTCTTGAGCGCGCCGTAGTCCTGGCCCAGCGCCTTGGCCTTGCCGATCTGCTGCTCGAGCGCGCGCGCGGCCGCCTGCGCCCCGGCGAGCTCAGCCTTCGTGCGGATCAGGATGTCGAGAGTCTGGTCGGCCATAATCAGGCAAAGCGGAAAGCGGAAATCGGGAAAGCGGAAATCATCGGATCAAGGTTACGTTGCTGATGCTGGCGCTGTCCTGCCCGCTGATCTCCCACACGCCCGGACCGCCGCGCGTGTTCTCGTCGCCGTGGACGACGTGCAACTTTGCGCCGTTGCGGACGACCTGCCAGGTGTGCGAGTTGCCGGCGGCGCCCGCCAACGCGATGCCGTGGTTGTTGATCTCGCCGTTGCTCGGCAGGCCGAGGTGCCCGAAGAACAGGCCGTTGGTGTGGAAGTGGTGGAAGCGGTTGGCCTGCGCGCCGTTGGCGCTGTGGCTGAAATACTCGCCGTGGTTGCCGGCGATGATGTTGGAGTCCTGCACCCAGGCCATCGAGCCGGGGTAGTTGTTGACGTTGACCAGGAACAGGTTGGTGGTGGCGATGTTCGTCTCGGAGTTCGATTGCTCAAAGGGCGCCGGGTCCGCCCAGACGGCGTTGCCGGGCCGGAGCGACCGGAACACCCAGAGGCCGTTGGTGTCAATGGTGCCAAGGCGGTAGCCGGTGGAGGACGGCTCCTTCCCGGCGTGGAACTGGAGCAGGTGCCCGCCGATCAACTGGAAGCCGACGCGCGTGCCCGAGTTGAAGTTGAACGCGCCGTCCCGCCAGTAGGGGTCGCTGGCGTTCTTGGTCTTGGTGATGAGCGTCGTGGCGCCGACGTTGCCGCGCATCGTGGAAACGCTCGTGTCATACTGCGGAAAGCCGTTGCCGTCGAAGTTGGTCAACGAGGCGCGGGTGACGCTCCACGTGCTGCCGAGGCCGCTGCCGCCGGCCTGCCAGTGCCACGCGCCGTCCTTCTGCATCGTCCCTTCCCAGCCGACCAGCACGTCGCTGAAGGCCAGGCCGAAGTTGGTGCGCAACTCAACCATGCGCAGGGTGAACCCGCCGTCGTTTGGGTCGTAAATTGCGCCGTAGGTCCGTCCGTTGGCCAGGGTGGCGATGTGCTTGAATCCAAGGTGTTCGCCCGGCTTGTAGGTGTAGGCGGCGTTGGTGGCCGGCGTCCAGTTGCGCACCAACTCCCACGAACCGTTGCTGGGGGCGAAGGTCTTGGCCGGATCAAATCGATATTCGAGGAAGCCGTTGAACAGGCGCGTGCCGTCGTTGAGGTCGGCGTTGATGCAATACGTCTTGTCGCCGGGCGAGTAGGCCACCTCCGCCTCAACCGCCGTGCGCGCCGCGTTCCACCGCTGAATCCGCAGGTTGCCCGGATCGCAGAGCCAGAACTTGCCGTCCGGCAAAAATGCAATCCACCCGAAGCCGGGCAGGCCGTTGAGACCCGTCCACCAAAACGCGAACTTGTTGCTGGTCACGGCCGGGCTGTTGGACAGGTAGCCACCGTTCAGGCCGAAGGCCCACACCTCGGCCCCGGTGAAATCGAACTTGCGCACCTGGTGCCGCGTGCCGGCGTCCACGACCACGGGCAGGCCGTCGGTCGGGTCGAAGGCCACGCACACGCCCTCGCTGGTGGCCCAGTTGGTGGCCACGGCGGGCGTGCCGGTCACGGCGTTGGTGATGAGCGCGACGCGGCGCTCGGTGCTGTTGGTGACGTAGATCACCGCGAGCAGGTTGCTCATCGCCGCGACGTGCCGGGGCGAGGCGACCTGGGTGAACTTGGTGAGGTAGCCGCCGGTGTCCGAGTTGAACACGACGATCTCGTTGCTCGGCTGATGGGCGACAAAGAGGCGGTTGCTCTGCCAGGCCAGCCCGGTGATGATGTCGGCCGTGGTCTGCGTGTAGTCAAACGCGCTGGCCCACGCGCCGCGGGCGGCGCCCGCGCTGAAGGTCTTTTCGGCCAGCGTGTCCTTGTTCACCGCGATGATGAAGTTGCCGAGCGTGCCGTCCTCGCCGCCCTGGGTGCTGCCGCTGGACCCGTAAAAGATGTTCGTGCCGTCGCTGGCGACGGAGGTGAAGGCGGTGTCGCCGCGCAGGCGCTGGCCGTGCGAGTAGAGTTTGCCGGGGTCGTTGTCGTGCCAGTAGCGCAGGATGCGCTGCCCCTCGTTGTAGCCCGCCGCCTCCCAGATCTTGCCGTCCACGGCCACCATCTCGTGCGTGAAGAAGTGCGCCTTGAAAATGTTCGTGGACTGCCCGAGGTCGCTCGACGAGTTCCCGAGGGTGCCGAGCCAGCGATAGGTCGTGTTGTGGATCAGCACGCGCGCCGTGTAGGTGCCGGGCGACACCGCGTCGCCGTCATCGGTCAACCCGTCCCACGTGATCGCGTGCGTGCCGGCGCCCAGCGGCAGCGCCGACCAGAGGGTGCGGATGAGGTAGCCGTTGGAATACACGCCCGCGCTGGTGGTGGCGGGCGAGGCGAGCGTGAAGTTGCTCACGCCCGGTTGCGGCGGCGGGGCGAAGTTGAACGTGCCGCCGGTGAACGTGGCGCTGAAAACCGGAAGCGCCGTGATCACCGCCGAGGCGCAGAGGCGCAGAGCTTGGCGGCCCAAAGTCACGGCAACGCCTGGATCACGGCGCGGCGCTGCGCGGGGGTGAGCCGCAGGAAGCGTGTGCGCATGGTGGCAAAGTCGTCGTCCTGCGCCTTGGATACGGCCTGACGGACGAAGTTGGTGCATTGCGCAGCCAGCAGCGCCTGCGGCGTGAAGGTGTTGGTCGTCAGTTGATTGTGGGCACGCGTCGCGTTGGTAAGCGCGCCCCATTGGCCGAGGGTCATGGTGACCGTGACCGTGACGTTGGTGGTTGTCTGCGCCGAAGCGGTCGCAGCCAGCAGGATCAAGCCCGCGAGGGCGAGGAGTTTTTTCATAAGCCGGTGATGTCGGGGTAGGACCAAGCAGCGCCGCCCCAGATGGCGAGACGGGTGGTGGCGTCGTTGATGCCGTAAGTGACGAGGCGGAACCCGGTCGGAACAACCCATGAGACCAACGTGTCAACTGCGCTGATCTGCGCGTAAGAAATGAACGAGCCGTCCCAGGCGATGAGGGTGAAGTCAACATATTGGGTGCCAGGCGAGCCTGAGCCACCCATGCCCGAAGGCGATCCCTGCGTGCCAGGGTTGCCCGGTGGCGCGATCAACAAATCAACACTGGCACCGTCGCGCAACGTGATCACGCCCCAGCTTCCAGAGCTGCCACCGTTGCCCGCTGCTTCATCGCCTCCATCGCCGTTGCCCCCATTGCCGCCATCGCCAGCGGTCACATCCAGCGTGTTGACCCGCACGCCGAACAGCGTGATGCCTCCAGAGGCACCAGCTGAGCCGCCATCACTGCCAGGCCCGCCCGACCCGTCGGCGCCGGGAGCGCCACTGCCGCCGACCGCGGTGATATTGGATACGACCACGGAACTGTCGCCGTAAATGGTGACGTCTCCGCCATTCTGGCCGCTGGCGCCGGGTGCGCCCGGCGTGGTGTAGCTGGCGCCGCTGGTGTTGATCCTCGTGATCAACATTGGTCCGCGGGCGTGGAAGGTTACCTGGCCGCCGGGGTTGTTGGTGATGGTCCCGATGGTGGCCCGGCCCGCCACGGAAAGGAGGGTGAGGTTGGGCGCGTGGGGAATGCCCGCGTCGCCAAAGCTGCTGCTGCTGCTGTCGGCCACGAGCACGACCACGGCTCGCTTGAGGGGGTCGTCGGTCAGGGCATTGGTGACGGCGGCTTGCAGCGTCGTGTAGTAGCGGTAGCCATTTTGCGCCAGCCGGTTGGTCAAACCATTGATCGCCGGGTCCACGCAAAACACGATGTTCGTGGTGGGCAGCCCGTCCCACACATTGCTGACGGCGGACGACCCGCTGATGCCGAGGTCGGACACGGCGATGCCGGTGAACAGGCCGCCGTTGGTCGTCACTACCACGCGGGCGGAGGCGAGCGACGACACAGTGAGGTTGGACGTGACGGTCAGGTGGCCGGTGTTGGTGGCGTCGCCCAGCAGGCGGGCGCCGGGGAAGCCGGCGATGAGCGAGCCGTCCAGGCGCGAGTTCTGGCCGAACAACACGTTGGTGACGTTCACCACGACGGCGGTGCCGAGCGCCTTGCGGCCGACGGTGTTGCCCGAGATCACGCCACCGGTGATGTCGCGGAACTCATAAGGCGTGCCCAGCCAGTTCCCGGCGCTCTCATCCACCTCGATGTGGTTGTTCTTCACGACCAGATCGAAAAAGCCCGGCCCCGCCGATTCCCGTTTCACGGAGATGCCGAAGGTGCTGACGGCGCCGTTGGTGAGTGGCAGCACCTTGAATCGGTTGTCGGTGATCACGAGGTTGGTGCCGCCCTGATTGGCGGCGGGGGAGTAGATGCCGCCGCGCATCTTCTCGCCCTCGTTGCCCACCACGGCGCCATGGGTGGGGCCGGAGTGCGCCTCCTGGTAGCCGAACATTTCGACATTGGCGACGCGGTTGGCGGTGATGCGCGCGTGGTTACCGACGTTGAAGGCCGCCCAGTTGGTGGGGCTGGGGCCGATGACGGTGCAGTTGTGGATGAGGCTTTCGACCAGCGTGTTGGTCACGGAGTTGAGGCCGAAGCCGGTGACCCCGGCGCTGATCCCCGTCACGTAGCCCTTGTTGGTGGCGCGCAGGGTGCCATTGGTGCCGATGACCGAGCAGTTAAGGACCTGGTTGCCGCCCACCCAGCCGATCTCCGGGCGCGGTTGCGCCGCCCAGGCGATGATGCCCCACGACTCCTTCACCGGATAGTTGCCCATGGGATTGCGCACGCGCACGTTGTCCAGCCGCAGGCCGTGACCGTGGAGGCTGACGCCGCCGAGGGCGTTGGTTTCAATCGTGTTCAGGTGCCCGTTGCATTCGATGGTGATGTTCTTCATCTCGGCGCCGATCACCCCGCGGGAATCGTTCTGGATGACCAGCCACCAGCCGTTGGCGGTGCCGGCCTGCGGACCGCCGACGTTGGCGGGCATGTTGATGACGACGTCGCCAATGCCCTCCAGCCGCGTGTAGTCGTCCACGAAGATCACGTAATTGGTGCATTGATAGTTGGTGGAGGGATACAGGAAGTAGGTGGTCCCCGCGTCGTAGAGCGCCCGGAGCCGGGTGTTGAACTTCGTCGCCGTGCTCACGTCATAGGGATCGAGCAGCGTGCCGGTGCCATCGCGCCCGTCGGTGCGCACCGCGTGGTAGATGCCGCGCGTCCACCCCAGCGAGGCGGCGCTCATGTCGCGCAGGCTGACGCTGCCCACGCCGCCGGTCACAGCGTTGACGACCAGCCACGAGTTGGTGGTGGCGGTGGCGTTGGTGAGGCTCAGGAAGAACTGGCCGGCGGCGGTGACGTTGCCCAGCGTCGAGTCGGTGAAGTTGCCGGTCCCGTCAGTGATCGCGGGGCTGGCGAGCGCCCAGTTCGTGACGCTGTTGCCGGGGGCGAGATAGACCTTGCCAGCCCCATTGGTGGCGAACTGCGCGGTGAAGTTGTTGCCGGCGCCGCCGGCGCCGCCGTTGATGGTCACCACGCCGCCGTTCGTTTGCGCGGTGATGTTGGTGCCGGCATCCACGCGCACGACCAGGCCCGTGACGTTGCCGGCCACGGTGAGGTCGGTGAAGGACCAGTTCGTGACGCCTGCGCCGGGCGCCAGGTAAACCTTTCCGGCTCCGTTGGTGGCGAACTGCGGCGTGAAGTGCCGCTCGAGCGAGGCAGTGAGCAGGCTGACCAGGGCATTGCTCGTGTTGAGCGTCACGGTGACCAGGCCGTTGGAGGTGGCGATGACGAAGTCGCGCGTCGCGAGCGCGTTGGTATCCGCAGTGAAGGTGTGGCTGTTGGCGTTGTTGGTCGTGATGAGCAGGCCGGTGCCGGGGAGGTTGGTGGGGTTGACGCCCGCCATGGAACTGCTGATGGCCGCATTGAGCAGGTTCGAGTTGGCGGTGAACAGATTCGTGCCCAGGCCCGCCAGGGCACCGTTGGTGCGGATCGTGACCGAATAGACCGAGCCGGTGGCGGACTGCGCGGGCGGATTGGTCGGCTGGGCGAGGCCCAGCAGGGGGGTTGCAAGCAGGATGCAAAGGAGGCGTTTCATGTCAGGTGACGACGAGTTGTCCGTTGTTGAGCGCGACGGGCCGGAAGCTGGCCGTGCCCGTATCCCAGAGTTGAAGCTGGCCGTTGACGAAGCGGAAGGTGCCGCCCGACGGCACGCGCGGCAGGTAGATGGCGGCGATCTGGTCGGCGGTGAGGTAGTCGGGATCACCCTCGACCACGTCAGGCACAGCGAGACCGGCGCCGGACTCGAAGCATTTGATCGTGCCGGCGCGGATGACGAGCTTGCGCGCCGGCGCGTCATTGGTGGTGGCGCTGATGACGCACCAGAAGGTCTCCGCGCTCTTGTTGCTGGGAATCGGCAGGGCGGTCTCCTGATAGGTGAACTCGAAGATGCCATGCTGGTGGGTGCCGGCATCCCACTGCTCCTGGGTCAGCGCTTGGTTCAGGTCCGCCGAGCCGAGCGTCTTGGTCATCAGTGCCGGGCCGGTGCGGATGTCATTGCGCTTTATCTCGATGGTGACCTCGTCGATCTCGCTGATGTCGGCGACGACCTCCTCCTCCTCGTTGAGGATGGCAAACTCGACCTGCAGGTCCTTGGCGCGGATGATCTGGGCGTCGGCGCCCTTGAGCTCGTCCTGGAGGCCGTCCTCTCTCTTGAGCTGGAGCGGGATGCGGAGGCGTTCGCGGTTGAGGGCCATAGTCAGTTCAGTTTGGGCGGCGGTTGGTGATGCCCGTGAAGATCATGTCGTAGCGCCAGTGTGTGGCCACGCCGATGCGGCGCTGCAGCTCCACCCGAGCCACGGCGACCTTGGTGAAATAGCGGGTGAAGGAGGAGCCGCCGTCGTTGAATCGCAATTCGGCCGTACCGACGCCGGGCACCTCGCTCCGGTGTTCTTCGACAAAAAGCGCGGCCTTCGTGTTCGTCTCGTGCCGGCGCCAGACGTTGAGGGTGCGCCGGCATTGCGCGTTGCCCCGGAAGAACGGTTCCACCTCGTCGGCGCGCAACCGCTCGGCCAGTTGGATGGCTCGGTCCTCGCCGAGTGTCATCACGCTGCCGATGAACTCCTCGGGCCGGTCGTGGTCCATCAGGACCACGTCGCGGCCGTCGTCGTCGTAAATGCGCAGGCGCATGGTTCACGAGAGGGCGAGACTGAAAAGTGGGTTGAGGGCGCCGTTGGTGGTCGAGTGCGTGGCGGCGAACTCCACGTTGCCGTTGCGATCCACCTTCACGCCGTAGCCGTGCTCGCTGCTCACCACACCGGCGCGATGAAGCGTGGCCACGAGCGAGTCGCCGGTGATGACGAGATCCTCGGCGAGCTTGCCCAGCGATTCGCCGGGGAGCACCGCATCCGCGCCGTGCCAGTTGGCCAGCTCGTCAATCTGCGCCTCGGTGAGGTTGTTGGGCGCGAAGCGGCACTTGCACGAGATGCTGGCGATGAGGACATCGGCCAGGCCCACGTTGTCGTCCTGCACCTCCTCGAGCTCGAGTTCCGGCTCGATCTCGAAGCCCTCGCGCGCGCCCATGGCGTCGAAGGGCGCGCCGCGCCCGCCCAGGGCGGCCGAGTAAATGTCGGTGATGACTTTTGAGGCATCGAAGCCGGTGTCGGTGAACCCGGAGGCGGCGAGCACCTTGGCCCAGGTGGTCTCGGTGGCCTGCACGTTGGACTCGCCGATGGCACGGAAGGTCATGCCGCCGAAGGCGGTCTTGCGCGGCGAGAGCATCAGCGGCGGCATCTTGGCAATGCCCGCGCGCGCGAAGGTGATGGTCTGGCCGGCCTTGGTGTGGATGACCATGGCGCCGGTGAAGAGCGAGCTGCCGACCGGGTTGGTGGCCACGAGATTCGAGGGGCCGCGCACGAAATACTTCGCGAGCGATTCCAGCTCGCCGACCGGCGTGCCGGAGATCTCCCAAACGGGCAGGCCGGCGGCGCGCGGGCCGAGTTTGCCGAACATGTCCGAGTCCGGATCCCAGGTCGGACGGGAGGGCTTCACACTGATCGCCCCCTGGAAATAAAAGGAGTAGGCGCCAAAGGTCGCGATGGCCGGGCCGCGGATGATGGAGGGCAGGATGGGTGTGGGCATAGGTCAGGAGTTGTGCGTTGCAATTTCGGAGTGGAGGTAACCGGCCAGAAAGGCGCGCGCCTTCACCGTGAGTCCGGGATCGGGCGTGAAGGGCGCGGTGTAGAGCGTGCCGTTGCGCGGATTGGGCCGCTTGCCGTTGGTCGTGTAAAAGATCGCGGCGCCGGCGGTCGCGCAGGCCAGCGTCAGCTCGCCTTCGTCCTCCGAAATGGACGGCGTGGCCACCTGCGGGAGCACGAGCGCGAGCGTGCCCGAGCACTCGAAGCGCGCGTCGTGGCCTGGGTAATCGGGATCATCCGCCACGGAGTAGGTTTGCTTCGCGCAGACCAGCGGACTGGTGGCCGCGGCGGGCGTCCAGTGGTGCAGCGCGGCGATCACCTGCTCGATGATGTCGGAGGAGGTCTTGCCCGTGCCATCGGCGCCGCGGTTCATCGTGGGCGCTTCGAGCGCGCGCACGACGTGCTGGATGTTCGAGAACACGGGGCCGAAGTCGCCGACGGAATCCACCTGCGCGGTCGCGGTGAGCAGGATCACCACGGCGCCGAGCTTGCCGCCCTTCTCGGTCAGCACGCCGAGGCCGCGCTCGATCTCGTTGGCGATATCCTTCTGATCCTCGATGACGACCGTGATGTCATCGAAGTAGGGCAGCGCCTCGAGGCGGTCCTTGATCTCCTGGCGTTGCTGTCGGAGCAGGCTCACGCAGCACCTCCGGTGCGTTGCAAGAGTCTTGCAGCGTGGTCGCCGGCGGCGCGGTTCACCGCCGCGCCCAGCGCTTCGGGCGAGGGCAGCACGGTGGGATCGGGCTGCTGGGTGACCGACCGGCGCAGCCAGAAGATGATCTTGCCGCCGACACTGGTCGTCCCCTTGAAGCCCTTCTTCGTCCGCTTCACGAGCGTGGCGTCGGCCTCGACAAGCGCGGGTTTGCCGCCGGGCATCGCGAAGCGCAGATTGTTGAATTCGCCCGCGCGGCGGCCGTGCGCCTCGGCGATCGCCGGGATGGTGAGGAATTTGCGCCCGCCCGTGGGCTTGATCTCGCCCCCCTGGAACCGCTGCCGGATGCCGAGCTTGTTGACCGATACGAGCACGCCCTCGGCCACGGTGGTGAACTGGGTGCCGCGCGCCGCGGCGGCGTAGAAGTTCGTGCGCCGGCCGCCGAGCCGGTTGGGCCGCTCGGTGTTGAGGCGAAAGAGATGGTCGCGGACGTGATTCTGCGCGGCGCGGCCGATGACGGGATTGAGCCGGCCCGGTCCGAGGCCCTCAAGCACCCGCCGCACCGCCGGGCCGGCGGTGTCTTGTATGTCGATCTGGACGCCGATGCTCATGAGCGGGTGAGGTTCTGGGGCGTGCGCAGGCAGACATCCACGCCGCGGCGTCCGCGTTCGGTCTCGATGATTTCGAACGTCACGCGCTGCCCGGTGGCGAGGGCGCTCAACGGCGGATGCGCGCAGATGTTCTTCGCGTGGACAAAGACGTCGCCCGTGCCGTCATCCGGGCGCACGAAGCCGTAGCCCTTGTCGTCGATCCATTTTTTAGCGGTGCCGGTCATGCTGCTTTCAGTTCGAGGGGTTCCAGGCGTGGCGCGATCTGCGTGTCGCGGTCGATGAGCCCGAGTTCCATCGCCTCGGCGCGGTCCACGTCGCGGCGCGCCATGCCGGAGTTGAAGGCGAAAGGTTCGAAGTCGTTGTCGAGGCCGTCAGGGAACAGCTCGCTGCTGCCGAGGTGTCCCCAGATCGGGTGGTTCTTGAGGGCGGCCATCCGGCCCTCGGGCGTGATGGTCCAGCCGTCGTTGATCGGCGAGCCGCTGGCCTCGCCCGCGAGGCGGAAGCGTTCGAGCCAATCACGCTCCTGGTCGCGCGACTCTGCGCGGAAGAGTTCATACGCCGGGAAGGCGTCGAGGATCTCGGGGTCTTGTCCGGCGCGGTCATAGGCCCACGCCTGCGCCATCTCGGTCTGGGTCTTCACGACCAGGTTGAGGCGCTGCTCGCTGGCGAGGTCCTCGATGGTGCCGCGCTTGTCCGGATCGGCGGCATAGCCGGCGCGCTGCAACTCGGCGCGGATCGCGACGCGCGCGGTGGCGGGATCGAAGCCGACGTTGACGAAGCCCTCGGGATTCTCCGGCGTCACGCGGTCGGCGCGCGTGATCTGCCGCGGGGAGAGCACGCTGCCGACGGTGGCGCGGATCGCTTCCAGGACGGATTCGAGGTTGTTGCGCGCAGAGAACAGCGAGCCACGGCGCACGGCGGCATCGAGGGCGCGCAGCTCCGCCGTCGAGAGGTTCGTCGGCAGCGTCTTCTTTCTCGCCAGGGAGGCGAGCGCATCACGAGCTGGCATCGGCGTGGGCATGGTCAGGAGGCGCCGAGGTTGCGGAAGGGGTGCGCGTCCTCGCTGCTGCGGAGGAGCTGGGCGGAATTGCCGCCGGGCACCACGTCGTCGGTGGGCGTCTCCGGCTGGACGATGGCCACGTCGCAGGCGGCCACGTCGCGCAGGAAGCGCAGCGCGTTGTCGTTGGCCTTGTCGCGCTGCTCGGTGAGCACGACGCGGCCGGGCAGGCGGATGCCGAGTTCAAAGACGATCCGGGCGAGCGCCGCGGTGAGGCACTCGTCCGGGATCGTGGCGCCCTCACCGAGCACGTTCTGGTCGCAAGCGGCAACACGGCCGCGCACTTCCGCGGTCACCCGGCTGATCACGTCCGCCAGCGTGTCGGTCACGCCGTCGGGCAGGGCCGTGGTGCGCGCGGCGCTGAGTTCCGGCCCGGTGAGGCCGGCGCTCTTGACGTGCGCCTCGGTGATGGCGATCCAGCTCATCAGCGGATGATGGCGAGGTGGTTGGAGAGCACGGCCGTGCCGGACATGCCGGTGTTGGTGCCGAGGGCCGTGGCCGACCAGCGGAGGAGCTGGGCGTTGCCCAGCATCGTGGCGGGGACGTTCGTAAACCCAACGCTGTTGGTGCTGCCGGCGGTCTGGAACGTGAAGGCAATCGGCCGCGTGGTGGTCCACTGCGTGACGCCGGCGCGGATGTAGCCGAGGTCATACAAGTTTGTCAGCGTCGAGACGTTGTTCGACCCGGCGGTGACCATGCAGCTGAGCGACACGTCCTCGCCTTCGATCACGGGGACCGGGGTCGAGTTGGTGATGATGAACCAGCCGGCGCCGCCGGTGTTGGTGGGGCCGCCGGTGCTGGCGGAGGCGACCAAGTTCGTGAGCGGGGTGAGGGTGACAGCCGATCGGCCGACCTGGTTGGCGGATTGCGCCGGCGCCGGCAGCGTCAGCAGCAGCGTGACGAGGAACAGGATGAAGCGGAGCATTTTCATGGGTGTGTGTGGCTGAGTTGGTTTTCGGGAGGCCCGCGCGCCGGCGGGGCGGCGCGCGGGCGGGTGGTTGGGTTGGTGCTGGATTACTGGATGGTGATCTCCATGAGGCCGGTGGTGTGCTGGACCACGGGGAGTTCGTAGTTCTCGACCGTGATGAACACGGTCTTGACGCCCTGCTCGGTGATATAGACGGCATACTCGCCGCCGCCGTAGCTGGCCTGCGCCACGTGGCGCACCAGGTTGCTCGGGTCTTCCGGCGATTCGCCGTCCACGCCCGTAAAGAGCAGGACCTTCGAGCCGAGGAAGGTGACCTTGTTGCCCGACGCGTTGTTGTAGCGCTCGGCGTTGGTGCGGACGCGGTCCACGCCGAGGGCGGTGGCGAGCTGGTCATCGCTCATCAGCGCCGCGCGGGCAAAGGCGCCGGCGGTGTCCTGCGACTCGTAGGCGATCTGGCGTTGCAGCGTCGCGGCCTCGCCGTAGAGGGCGCGGTTGGGCTTGAACCCGACGGCCGGGGCCAGGATGTTGACCATGACGTTCTTCAGGTCGAGGTCGGGATTGGCGTTCGAGTCCCAGGTGAACGTGTCCGTGACGGCCGCGGCCGAGGCGAGGGCGAGCCCCTGGAGGATGCTGGCGCGGATCAGCATGTCGATGAGCCACTGCGCGTGCATGTTCTCCCAGTTGGGCTTCTCCTTGAGCTGGTCGCGGTCGAGCCGGACGGTGAGGCCGCGGTTGGGGATCAGGCGCGAGACCTTGGTGGACGTGCGCTGCTTGACCTCGGCAAAATCGGCGCCGGGGTTGCGCAGGACCTTCTTGTAGTCCACGACTTCAAACGGCTGATCCTCGTCATATTGCGTGACGATGGCGTTGCGTCCGGCGGGGCGGCGCGGCGCGAGGAAGTCGCGCAGGCCGGCGAGCTGGTTGCGGAGCGGATCGGCGTAACCGATGCCGAACGTGGTGACCTCCTCGCGGTAGGTGGCCTGCTCGATAAGCGAGTCGTTGGCGAGACAGACCTGGCCGTGCCGCTCGGGGAGCCCGGCGCTGGGCGTGATGCCGAGCGCCAGGCAGAGGGAGTTGCTGAGTGCGATGGGTTTCATGTGTGGGTCAGTGATGCGTTGCGGTTGCTGGGTTGGTTTGGATCGGCGCTTACGACACGACCGTGCGGCAGATGCCGAAGGCGACGAACGGCACCTCGGCGCCGTCGGCGACGGTGGCCTTGGCCTGGCCGATGACGTAGTAAGTGCCCGCGCCGGCCGGCAGCGTGCGGACGGCACCGGCGGCGCCGGGCACGAGCAGGTCGCCGTTGGTGATCGCGCCGGAGGCCGTCCCGCGCGTGTGGCACAGTTCGCCGAAATGCTTCACGGCGACGTTGTCCTCGGCGGCGGCGGCCGAGTCCTCCTGGGTCATGGCGAACGGGATGTCGCCCGTGCCGCAGGCGGCCACGTGGTATTCGTCACTGCCGGCCTTGAGGACCTTGAACCGGCCCAGGGCGGCGTCGGCGAGGTAGGTGTTGGGCACGAGGGCCACGGTGTTGGCCAGCGCGAGGGCGCCGGTGAGTCGGTGCCAGGCGGCGCTGATCGCCGCCGCGAGCATCGCGAGGTGGAGTTTCAGTTTCATGTGCGTGTGGGGTGTGGGTTTCGGTTGCGGGTTTGGGTTGCTGGCGTGCTCGGGCGCGTTACTTCTTTTTGGCCTTGGCCGCCTCGGCCTTGGCCGCGGCGAACTTCACCTGGTTGCGCACGGCGGCTTCGGCCTGCGTGCGGGTGAGGCCGTCGGCCATCTTGGCGCGCACGGCGGTCTCGATCTTTTCGCCGCCCTGGATTTGCTGCTTGAGCGCGGCGTTTTCGCGCTCGAGGCGCGCGGCCTTGGCGGCGTCGGTTTCGGGTGCAGCGCCTGCAGCGGGGTCCGGCGAGAGGAGGAGGTTCGGTTTCATGGTCATGGTATCTACGGGGTTGAGTTGAGGTTCGTGTGATCGTGGTTCGGCTACTTGGTCGCGGGCTTTTCCTTGAGCTGCTCGGCCAGCGTGGGGTGATCCTTGAGGATCGCGTCGTAGGCGCGGTCGAAAGGCAGGTGCTTGTAGCGCTCGTCGGTGTTGGCGAGCGTGAGGATCTGCTCGCGCGGGGTCCGGGTGTTTGCGTTGGCGTCGTCCTTGCGCGGGGTGGTGGCGTTGGCGACGGCGAACTTCACGGGCAGCGCGTCGAGGGCTTTCAGCTCGTCGTCGAGCTTCGCGCTGTTTTCCAGGGCGGTGATCTTCGCGGCGCGTTCGGCGACGGCGAGTTTGCCCTGGGTGATGTGGAGGTCCACGCGTGCCTCGATGAGCTTCCGGGCGGTGGCCTTGTGCGCCGACTGCTCGTTGCCGAGGGCGGTTTCCTTCTCGCCTAGCTTCGTCTTGAGCTGGTCGCGTTCGGTGGCGAGGGTGGCCTTCTCGTTTTCGAGGGCGGTCACCCTGGTGTTGAGGTTGGCGCGTTCGTTGCCGAGCGTGGTGATCTCCGAGAGGCGGGAGGTCATTTGTTTCTGCGCGGCTTCGAGGACCGCCTGGTCAGTGGCGTCGTTGGCGAGGATAACGCCCTGCGCCGCGAGCCACCCGATGAGGAGTTGCTTCATGGTGTCGTTTGGAGTTGTGGGGTCTGTGTTGCTCGCGGCGGGTGTGTTCGGCTTCGCGTTCGCGAGCGAGTCCACGCCGGAAATGTTCGGGGTGGCCGTGAGGCCGACCGAAAGGATCTTGAAGGGCCGCACCACGGTGGCGCCGTCGCGCACCTCGCCCGTGGGCTTCACCAACCAGAGGGCCGAGGGAAACTTGCACCCCTCGTTTTCGACAGCCGCGGCGCCGTCGGGCGTTAGGTCGAAGCGCGTCTCGAGGCCGCGCGGCCCCTTCCGGTTGGCGGCCACGACGCCGATGGGCACCGCGGGCTCGCGGCCGTTGGCGACGGTCTCGGGCGCGTGCTGCGCGAGATCCGGGTGGCCCTTAAACACGGGCCGCTTGATGAGGGCGCGCTTGAGACGCTGGAAAACGCCGGGGCCGTTTTCGTTGGCGAGCAGCTCCTCGACCGCCGGCTCATCCACGACCTGCAGGAACACCTGGCGCTCGAGGCGGCCGTTGGCGCGCACGGTGCGTTCCTTGCGGTGCTCCCCGTAGGGCGCGAGCAAGGCCCAGCCGTCGTTGTCCAGGGCGAGCAGGTTCTCGAGGACCAGCGCGGTGCCGGTGTCAGAGGAGTTGGCGAGGGCGAGTTTCATGAGCGTCTCCGGGTGAATCCCTTGACCAGCGCGCGGGCGGTCAGTTCCTCCAGCACGCGCGCGGGCCGGGGATCGGCGAGCAGATCTTTTTCGAGCTGCGGGAAATCGGCGTAGAACTCACGGAGCTTCCGCTCCATGAGCGCGTCGTCCTGGATGGCGAGTATCCGCTGCAGCCGTTCGATGACCGGCGCAACTTCATCAGCCACGCTGCGGGCGTAGGCGACGACGTCGGGGCCGGCGTTGCCGGTGTTCTCCACCGCGTCCGGGGCGGGTTCACCGCCGGGCGCTTGCACGGGCGTTGCAACGGGCGCGCTCAACGTCTCCTCGCCCTCGTCAGCCTCGGGGATCTGCAGGCGCTCGTGGGCGGTGCGCAGGGCAACGCGACCGCCGTGCCTGGCGAGGAACTCCATGCCCTTCACTTCGCGGTCGGTCTCCGGCTTCTTGCGGACCATCAGCTTGAACCACGCCTTGGGCGGCGTGTTGAAGAGGTAGGCGATGAGCGGTTCATCCACGCCGGCATTGCACGTCTCGGTCAGCCAGATCGTGTCGTCCTCGGCCATCGCGTCCTTCTCTTCGTCCTGGAGACTGGCGCCGCGCGCGTCGCCCTCGCGGCTCTGCGTGCTCAGGTCGCCGCCGCGAAAGAGGCGCGCATACAGGCGGTCGCTGCGCTCGACCAGGTCCTTGAACGGCAGCGCGGCGCTGGATTTGGCGGCGTCCACGAGCGTGATCTCGGCGCCGCGGTTGGTGAGCGTGACCCAGTCGTTGGCGAAGGCGGTCAGCGCGGCGGCGAAATCCTCCCACTCCTGCGATCCCTTGGCCGCGTCGGTCTTGCCGTGGACGCCGGGCAGGCCGAAGCGCGAACTGAACAGGAGCCAGTCGCGCAACGGGAAATGTTTGACCGCATAGGCGATGGAGCACGGCCGCATGTGGCCGGCGCCAACGGCGCGCAACCAGCGGCCCGGCGCCAGCAGTTCACCCTGCCAGTCGCCCTCGCGCCGCAGGAAGCCAAGCCGGCCGCGGCGAGACTCGAAGAACCACACGGGGCAGTGGCGGAACTCGGCGGTGACCTCGCGCCGCGCGGCGTTGTCCACGCGAAAAAGGATCTCGTGGACGCTGTAACGGTGCGCGTGCGCCGTCATGACCTGGCGGAGCAGCAGGTTCAGTCCGCCGGTTTCATCCTGGTCCAGCACGCTGGTCGCCGTGAGGTGAGTGTAGAAGTAGCGCAGCGCCTCGGCGTGCGCGTCGGCCTCGGCGGAGTCCTCCGATTTCTCGATGTCCCAGGGGAGCCGCGCGGCATCGGCAAAGCGCTTGAGCGCCGGGCTGGCAAGTTCGCCGTCGCGCTCAAACATGATCTCCCAGGTGCGGGCCATCGGCGCCAGGTGCCCGATGCGGAACCCGTTCAACTGCCGGGTCAGCAGCTCCATCGTCAGCTCCGGGAACGGCGAGTAGCGCAACTGGATCGCGCGCTCGATGCGCTCCGTCGAGATCGCGCTGGCGCCGGTGTTCACCTCCGGCCGGATGGCGGGGGCGTCAGTCATGGCGACCTCCGCCAAAAAAAAAGGCGCGGGGGGCGGGCGCGGGAAAGCGCGACCCGGCGGCGGGGGTGAAGGCGCCGCCGGAGGTGAGCGGAGCCCTGTGGTGGACGCCGCCGGGCGCGGAAGGGTGAAGGTGGGGGAGCGCCTCCGGGAGCGCCGGCCGGGTCCGTGGACCGCGGACTACGAGAGCTTGAGTTTCGCGAGGGCGGCTTCCAGCCGCGGCAGCCAGTCGGACGGGTTGACCCGGCCGCTGCCGATCTTGCGCAGGGAAGATTCGGGGATGCCGATCTTCACGGCCAGCTTGCGCCGGCTCAGCTCCTCGGCGGCGGCATATTCCAGAAGCCGATCCAGGGAGGCCTGCAAGGCGTCGAATCGGGACTGCTGCCGGCGCCGGCGCCGTTCCAGTTCGGCGAGCCTCCGGCGCCATTCCACCCCGCGTCCGATTTTCTCGGCTTCGGCTTCCGTCAGGAAGAGCCTCACGCCGCGCGCTGGACCCCGCGCACAGGCATCGTGCGCAGTTTCGGGTGTCAGGACAGCGGAGCCGGGGTTCATTCGCGTAAATCGAAAATGCCGCGAACCCGAAAATCAGGGCAAGCCATTTCACAGAGGCACCCCCATTTTCATCAGTCGTTGTCCTGCCAGGCGGTCGCGGCCGGCGAGGGATTGCAGGGCGGCCTTTTGCTTCACGCCGCCGATGCCCACCACCAGCTCCGCTAGCCCGCTGTATCCGTCGGCCAGGAGGAGATGGTTCTCGCAAGCGTCCACGTAGTCGCCGAGCTGCCCGTTGTCCTCCTCGCGCTCCGAGCCAACGAGCAGGTGGTCATCGAGGAGGTTGAGGATCGGGGCGGTGCCGCTGCCTTTGCGCGGCAGCCGCATGGCCGGCGCGGTGCGTATGTAGGGTTGGCCCTTGCCGGGGAAGATGACCTCGCTGACGTTCTCGGCCGGCGTGAGAAACTCACGCACCACGCGGTCGATGGTCTCGAAGCGGTTGCACCGGATCAGCGGGGCGAACATCGTCTGCCCGCCCTTCTCGAAAATATCGAACCCCTGCTCGATGCCGGAGCCGAGCCTGGTCTTGGTGAATGCCACCACCGCGCAGCGCAGCCCCTGCCAGCGCTGGTTGCGCCCGTCCCAGGTGAGGCCGCCATGCCCCCCCGGCGGCGCCGGGAAACTCAGCCAGGCATCCTTGTTGTCCGGCACACGCGGCCAGGTGCCGAGGTTTTCCAGGCCGTTGAGTTTGAGCGCCAGTGTCCGCGCCTCGTCCGTGGCCGGCGCCTGATCGATGAACAGCGCCGAGATGCCGAGCAACTGGCAGAGGGTGAAGGTGCGCTCGACCACGTTGCCCAGCGCGATCTGCTCCGCATGGAGGAGGCGCTTCACATCCGGCCGCTCGACCTCGCGGGCGAAGAACCAGCAGCGCCGGCCGGTGTCCAGGCCGGCGAAGGCCGTCGCGTGCTCGCGCTTGCGCGGTTGCAGGTCGAACACCTCGATGCGCCGCGCGCGGTCGAGAATGTCCGTGGTGATCTTCTGCGCCGTGCTCTCCGGCATCGCCCGCCGGTCGCAGTTGAACGTCGTCATCGCCTCCGGGTCGGCGACCGCGCGCACCCATTCGGCGACGATCTGCGAAAGATCGATGGCCGGGACGCCGAACTGCGACACGCGGAAAGACCAGTTGCGCAGCTCGATCTGCTCGGGCCGGCGATGGAACCAGCGGAAGCCGGCGCGCGTGCGGTCCAGCTCGCTGCCGCATTTGACGCAGGCGAAGTAGTAATGGTGCGAGGGATCGTGCGTGGCGATCACCGGGCCGTTGGGCTCGTGGCGGAAATCCCCCGTGGCCTGGAGTTGCGGAAATTCGCCACCGGCGTGGCGTTGCAACGCGGGGCCGGTGGTGGGCTGGTTTTGCTCCGGGTCGCCATCATTGGCTTTCGTCTGCAATCGACCTGCCAGCCCTGTTGAAATTTTGATCCGGCAACACTGCGGCCATGCCTCCTCAAGATTCTGCTCGTGCGCGCAGCTCGGGCACTTGTGCAGCATCACGCCCTGGCTGCCGTCCTTCCACGCCTTGTGCTGGCCGCGGCCGGCGACGCGCTGGGTGCCGATCTTGAACATGAGCCGCACCGGGCTGCTCGTCATGCGGCCGCGCACGAACTTTTCGCGCGCGGGCTTGATGTCGTCCACCTCGTCGAGGGTCGTCACGTCGAAGGTGAACGAGGTGGGGATTTTGTTGAGCCCCAGGATCATCCCCTGCGCGCGGCGCTGGCCGTCCGTGACGCTGAAGGCGCCGATGCGGTTGACGCTTTTGCCCGACTTGTTCACCGCCTTGCCGATCTTGGTCATCGCGGCGAACCAATCGATCTGGTCCACGATGTCGGGCCGGAACTTGGTCTGCACCATGCCGTCCACCAGGCCCTTGTCCGGCAGGTAGAAGCCCCAGTTCATCCAGGCGCACGAGGTGAGATAGGCGCCGAGGTTGAGTTCGAGGATGGACTTGCCAAACTGCGCGCCGCCGCAGAGCGCGATGGTCGCGTCGGTCAACGGCGGCCCGCCTGCCGAGGCGATGACCCGGTCCACCAGGTCCACGATCTCGATCAGGCACTCGCGCCCGGCGAAGGTGTAGGGGCCGTGCTCGCCGCGACCGGTGGGAACGCGGGCGTGCTGTTCGAGGAACTCGCGGAAGCTCGCGACGCGCGGCGCGCGCACGGCGCGGCGGTCGGTGCCGATCCGGGCGTCGAGTTTGGAAAGGGCGTCCGGCCCACTTGCGACTCCCTTCGCGGCGCGCGCCGATTCAGGTCGGCTCTGCGTGGCTCCGCTACCGGGCCGGACTTCTCGTTGGGAATGGGTGCTCACTCGCCGAGGCGTTGCGAAAGTTTGCTGCGCAGCGCGGTGAACTCGGCCAGGAGTTCCGGCGCGCGCTTGAAGAGTTCCGCGATCTCGTCCAGCCCGGCGTCCACCTTCTTGCGCGTCGCCTCGATGAACTTCTCGCGGTCCAGGTTGATGGCCTGCTGGCGTTGCCCGAGCTTCTGCTCTTCCAGCCTGGCCCGGCCTTTCATCCCCTCCGCTTCGACCAGGAGCGCCGTGAGCCGCTGGGCAAGTTGCAACTGGTCCGGTGAGGCCGTGCCGTTGGCCGCGAGTTGCATCGTGATATGGCCGAGCAGCCGCAGGATCGACTGGACCTGGTGGTCGGTTTCGCCCGCCGCCAGTTTCTCGATGGTCTGCCGGAGCGACGTGCCATCGCTGATCGAGCGTTCGACCGACCGCTGTTGCGCCCGCCGCTTGTAGCCGGTCCACGAACCCAGCGAGCGCGAGGGCCAGCCCTGCGACTGGCAGAACGCGGCAAGCTGCTCGAAGGTGTGCCGTCCGCCCAGCACCAGCGCGTCGAGCTGCTCCACCTGCGGCTCGGTCAGTTCGGATTCCAAGTTGGGTTGCGGCATGGCTCATCGGAGTTGGTTGGCCCTGGCCTCGCCGGCCGTGGTCAAGGCCCAGCAGTTCTGGTCGAGCACCGGATCGTGGACGGCCGTGAGCAGTTGCAGTCGCTCCAGCTCGCGCAATTGCGCGCGCACCGCGTCGCGCGGCGTGCCGGGCGAGGCGCCCACGATGGTTTCCACCAGCACGCTCTCGGCGAGTGGCTGGCCGCCGGCGCCGCGGAGGGCCACCAGCAGGTTGGTGCGGAGCTGGCCGGGCGGCATCACGAGATTAGTCCTTTCGTCGCCCGCAGCATCGCCACGGTCTGGTGGGGCACCTGGTCGAGTTTGTCGTCCACGCGCTCGATGTGCGCGGCGAGGTTGGTGCGCACCTCCTCGACGTGCTTGTAGATGCTCGCGGCGCGGGCCGAGCCTTCGCGCTGGAGCGTGGCCAGGTCGGTCTTCATCTCCTGGCGGATCTCGACCAGCGTGCGCTCAGTGATGCTCACGCGGTCGTTGATCGTCCGCACGTCGCTGCGGGTCGCGAACTCCTCGGCGAAAGACACCTCGCGCTTCTGCGCCTTGTTGATTTTCGCCAGCGCCACCGCGGCGGTGGCGATCTGCAGGAGGAAGCCCAGCGCGTAAACCACGGCGCCAATCACGAGCCATTGCGTCACGGTTTCGTTCATGTCAGTCTTCGCGGGTGATCCCAGAGCGGCAATTCGAGGCGATGATGGGTTTTGCGGTGTTGGTTGCGGTTGGCGCCCTCATCGTGTTTGTGGTCCGGGCTTTGTGGAGTTGGTTCACGGGGTAACCCCCTTGGCGGCTCCAGCCGCGGCGCGTTCGGCGACTTCGCCGGCGATGCGTTTGATGCTCTCGTTGATCGCGACCTGGCCCGCCGCAGCCTTGTCAATCACGGCGGGGGAATTGGTGGAGGTCAGCCGCTTGAAGGTGACGACCACCGTGCCGTCGGGGCCGGTGCTCAACGCGAAGTCTTCGAGCGTCACGTCCTTGGGCGAACTGATGGTGACCGTGCCGATGCGCAGGGTGTTGCGCGGCACGAGCGAACAGCCGGTGACCAGCGCAGCGATCACCGCAGAGGCGCAGAGGCGCAGAGGTAAAAGGAATTTTCGGGTCATGGCTTTTCTCCGCGTCTCTGCGTCTCTGCGGTTCACAGGCTTCCCCCCGTCGTTTGCGGCACCTGGATCTCCGCGTCTCCGCGTCTCCGCGGTTCAACCCGCGGCGCGGTGACCAGGCGCATGGTGTTGCCGAAGACGTGATCGGCGAACCATGTCCCGTGCTCGAACTGCGGTTCGGTGAAAGTGTGAACGCGCGCCATCACGGCCGGGGCCACGTCCTGCGGCCCCTTGAGCCCAAGCAGCCCGTAACCCAGCCCGAGGAACCCCACGGCGCGGCTCATGCGCGCCCACCACATTGGATGGAGGAATTTCCCATCGCGCCCAGCGACATAGACCGACACGTCGCCCACGTTGTTGACCAGGAGCGCGGTGTTGAGGCCGTTGTTCTCGAAGTCCGCCGAGCACGCCGGCGAGAGCAGATGCACGCGGTCAACGAGGAACGATTCACCGCCCTGGCGGCGCCGGGCGTGGTTCAGGTGGGGCGCGAGTTTCGCGAGGGCTCGGCAGATGACTTCGCCGCCATTCGAGTGGCCGACGAGGATCAGCTTGCGGATGACGCTGCCGCCGGCGAGTTCGGCGATGAGGTTGGCCAGCTCGCGCCCGCGCTTGTCGAGCGTGAAGCGCCGCGTCAGCGGCCGGGCGTAATACTCGAACTCATGGGCGGTGTCGCCCTTGAGGTTTGCGCTGACCCATGTGCAGGCGCGATCAATCCAGCCCGTGGCCCAGCCGGGGTCGTGCAGGATTCCAGGGACGAAGATGAACGCGCGTTGGCTCAACGCGCAGAGGTATAAGATGAAGACTGGAGGGGCGCCCGTTCCGGGGGAACACAAACGAATCCGCGGCGGGGGCGGACGCCCGAAACGACAAGCCCGGAGCAACGCTCACGCGCCTCCGGGCCGGGCGGAAGCTGTCACCGTTGCAACGCGGGTGCAATCCTAATTTTTTATCACCGCGGAGGCGCGGAGACGCGGAGTGGTGGGACGAGACTCCGTCGAGCCGTGAACTTTTGAACCGGGCTCGGCGGAGCCTCGCCCCGCCTTCACTGGCGAATGGCCAGCAGCGAGTAGGTGGCGCCCGACTGCTTCATCGCCACGGCGACGGGCCGCCGGATCGGGCCGCCGTAGTCGTTTCAACCCGTCCACCTTCACCGCCACAAGCCAGGTGCCGTCGGGCTCCTGGTTGATCACCGCCTCAAGCAACGCGGCGAGCTCTTCCTGAGAAAGATTCCGGTCGAGCCGGGCCTTCTTCAGACGCCTCGAAAAAATTTCTGTGAAATTCTCTAAATTCTCGGTTGACATACTCCGATTTACCGGGCAAAGTGCGCCCACATTTGCACAGCATGACTGAGAAGGCAAACAAAAATTACCGCCTCATGAGGAGCCGGCTTTATCTAGCTGGCCACAGCTTTCGTTCATTTGCTCGGCAACACGGCTTTCCTGAGAGGTCGGTTTACTCGGCGGCCCGCGGTGAGCGGGCCGGGGTAAAGTCTGTCCGCATTCTCAGAAAATTGGAGGAGGTGCTCAGTGACGCAGCCTAAGCCTGATCCGCACGAGACCGAGCTGCACGAGTTTATACTCGACAGCGCCGCCCGAGTGCCTATGCCCCAACGCTCGCGCCTGCTGCGGGGCCTGGCCGCCAAGCTCAACGATCCCGATGAGCGCAGGGCGTTGATTTCCATTTGCGAGCTACACGAGGAGGCGGAGCGGCGCTTCCGCGAGTTCGCCTTCAAATTTACCGGAGGTGCGCGATGAAGTCAGCTCACGGGAGGCGGAGCCCATCCGTCAACGATATGAACAAGAGCCAACAACCCGTCCGCGTCGTGACGAAGGCCCAGTTGTTCGATGCTCTCGCGCCAATACGCCGCGAGGGTGTCATTCAGTGGAGCCCGCAGACGGTGCGGAGTTGCGTCAAGACTCTCGACGTGCGCCGCTTTGTCAAAAGCCAGCGCGTGGTCATCACCGTCGAGGAGGCCAAAAGTCTCAGCGATGCGCTTGAGGCAGGCGGCGCGCTCGGCGCCCTCGGGTGTCCAGGCCAGGAAGTATCCCTTCCCCTCGGTGAAGCGATGGCTGTGCAGCCAGCGGGCTTCAATCATCCGGTCCATCACCCTCCGCATCAGGGCGGTCATTTCGGCATCGGTGAACATGGCAGCAAGGAGCTGGCGAAGATTAGCAGCACCGACCGGGCGGGCAACGCGAAAGGAGGCGGGCGATGAGCTTCGGCATTGGCTACCGTGCGCGGGGCATTTACATGGCCCGTGCAGCGGCGCGCGAGCGGGCGCGGGCGGGGAATTCACCGCAGAGGCGCGGAGGCGCGGAGCCGGCCGGGGGCACTCCTACCTCGGCCCCCCTCACTGATTCATCTGGCTCCGCGTCTCCGCGGCTCCGCGGTGAACACTTTCTCGGCGCGCCGGCCGCCGATGCACCACCCCAGGCGCCTTCGTCTCCCCACCAGGCACCAGCCGGCCCGATCAAGAAGGGAGAGGAAAGAGGGGAGAGGGGAGAACCGAAAACCTCTCACCTCGCCCCTGTCACCTCTCACCTCTCACCTCGCCCCTCGCACCTCTCGTGACCGCCACCCTCCAACGCCCGCTGCCGCTGCGCATCGCTTCCAACGTGAAGCTCGTGGGCATGGACACCGCGCGCAGCGTGCTCGGCCAGGACGCCGAGACCATCGCGGCGCTGGTGGACAGCGGCGAGCTGCCGTTCGCCTTCGACCTCGCGGTGAACCCGAAGTGCGAACGGCGCGAGTTGCGCTTCTGGCACGGGGCCTTCGCATCTCAACCCTCAGCCCTCAACTCTCAACAGGTCCTCGATGACATCTGCCCGGCATCGCGCGAGCGGTGGCGCGCGGCGGAACTGGAGGATCGGTGGGTGGTGAGCAACCAGCATGTGCTGCGGCTGATCCTCGCCAAGGAATTGCGCGGCGAAAAAACTGGCCACACCTGGTGGGTCTGGGGCGCCAGCGCGCGCGGCTTTCTGCAACGGAGGAAACTATGATCAACGTCAACCCGGCCGAACCCACGCCGCCCGCCACGCCGCGGCGGCGGATCCCCATCATCCTCACCCTCGATGAGCTGAAGCAGAAGTGGCAGCAGGCGAAGCCATCGTTCCTCGCCGTCGAGGCGATGGGGGAGTTTTGGAACTGGTGCAATCGCCAGCCGCAGAACGTGTGGCTGAACTGAACCGTGAGCGTGCCCGAGGCCATGATGATTTTTCAGGAACTCTCGCACCGCGGGTGGAAGTGCAAGTGGAGCACCAACGGCTCGACGGAGTCTCGCCCCACCGTGCAGCTCGCCTGGCTGGCCCCGCGACCGGGCGCGTGGCCGATCTTGACGCGCGCCGCCGAGACCAAAGCCGACGCCTGCCTCCTCGCCGCTGAGTATTTCGACCGAAACATTTTATGAGCGACCTCGTGAAACATGCCGGCGGCGCCGTGGCGCCCGCCGTGGACAAAGCGCTGGCGGACCGCATCAAGCTGGCGTGGGCCGAGGCGGAATACGCCGAGGGCAAGATGATGCGCAAGATCGTGGCCATCGGCGCGCTGCTGCTGGAGGCAAAGGCCCAGGTGAAGCACGGTGAGTTTGGGCCGTGGCTGCACGCGAATGTGTTCCCGGACATCCCGCTCCCGAAGGGCAAGCATCCGACCGACATGCCCTTCTGGAGACGCGCCACCCGCTGGATGGAGGCAACCCGGTTTGCGATGATTTCCTTGGAAAAAGGCCAAAGTGGACACGGTTGCCACTTTGTTCCGGGGGAACGGTTCCACGTGGAAAACCTGTCCCTCTCGGAGGTGCTTTCCCTGCCCGCCGCCGAATTGAGCGACAAGGCGCGTGCGGTCCAGGAGCAGGTGTTCGCGGCGGTGGACGGCAAGACCCTGTCGCAGCTCACGTTCAAGTTTCTGGCGGGCGCGCCGCCGGCGGCCGGGGGCGACCTGAGCTGGGAGAAGTTCATCCGCACCCGGCACCCGGCACTGATCAAGGACGGGGTTTATCCCAAACGCAAGCCCGGCATCGTGGGCAAGGAGGTGTGGGCGGAGTGGGAGAAGCATTGCGCGGCGGCCGGCAAGACCCGCGACGCAATCGAGCATCGCCGCGAGCACCTGTCCGGCCTGTGCCGCCGCGCCGGCCTCGATCTGATTTCGATGGCCAACAATCCCGACCTGAAGCTCGTGCCCCTGGCTGTCCTGGTGGACTTGCAACGCGCGTGCAAGGCGATGTCCAAGCGCCTGGCCGCCGAACTCGGAGACTAATCACCATGCACCACAACCTCATCGTTGCGCGTCTGAATGTGGACCCCGCGGAGCTGCTGATCCTGCCGCGAGACGCCTATGCGGAGCTGGCCGCGATCTGTGAGGTGCTGGAGGGCCTGATGCGGGCGAAGAGCCTGCTCGCCGCGTGCCGTGCCCTGGCCGGCCGCGAGGGCTTGCCGAAGACGAAGGTGCTCTACCGACGCGTGGGCGACTACATGCGGCGCCGCGACTGGCGCGTGCTGGTGGACCGCCGCATGGTCCCCGGTCTGTGGCAGACCGGGGTGGTTATCGGGTTGCCCGCGGAGTTCAAGCAGTTCGTGCTCAGCCTCGACGAGAAGCACGCGCGCACGTTCGCCGGCGCTTACGAGGAGTTGATGCTGATCTGGAAGACGCATCACGACAACGGCCTGCCGCCGGCGCGTTACGACAAGATTCCCGGCTACGACAAGTGGCCCAAGGCCGCGCCCGGCCTCGAACATCCGGCAGGCTGGAGCGAGCGGCAGTTGCGCCGCGTGGTCGAGCAGTTGCGCGATCCCTACGAGCAGGCGGCGGCCAAGGAGGGATTGTTTGCCGCGAGCGAATTCCGGCCGCCCGTGCGCACGACGCGCGTGGGCCTGAAGCTCGGCGAGCGCTACGAGTTCGACGATCACGAGTTCGACGTGAAGGTGCATTTCGCCGGGCAGAAGATCGTCACGCGGCCGATCTGCTTCGGCGGCGTGGACGGGTTGAGCGCGTTCTTCGACATGGCGGTGCGGCCGATCCTCTGGGACGCCGACGCCGAGAAGAAGCGCAAGCTGACCGAGCAGCAGTTCCGGTTTTTCCTGCTGCACTGGCTCTGCGCGCACGGCTACCGCGGCGACGAGGCGGGCACGATCCTTTTCCTGGAGAACGGCACGGCCACCGTGCGGCGCGGGAACGAGCTGGAGCGGAAACTCTATTGCGAGACGGGCGGGAAGGTGCGGTTGAGCCGCGGCAGCATGTTCGCGCGCGCGGCGCATCCGGGGCAGTTCGCCCCGCGCGGCAAGGGCAACTTCAAGTTCAAGCCGCTCATCGAGGGCGCGTGGCGCATCATCGAGGACCGCCTGCAGCGGCTGCCCGGCCGCACCGGCAGCAACGCGCGCCTCAACGGTCCCGCCGAGCTGCACGGCCGCGAGCAATACGCCCTGCGCGTGCTCAAACAGGCGGAGCAGCTTCCCGCCGAATACGCCGCGGAACTGTTGCTGCCCGTGGCCACGTTCGGCCAGTTCTCGCGCTACGCCTTCGACGCGATCCACACCCTGATGACCCAGACCGACCACGACCTCGAAGGCTGGGACGCGCTGGGCTTCGAGCGCGTGCAATGGCGCCCCGATCCCGACGCCGCCAACTGGTATGAGGCCGAGGATCTCGCGCGGCTGCCGGAGAGCGAGCAGCTCGTGTTGCGCGCGAAGCTCGGCGACCCCGCGCTGCCCCTGACGCGCGCGGTCAAGCGCTCGCGCGCGGAAGTGTGGGCCTTGCACCGCGAGGAACTCACGCGGCTCACCCCGAACCAGTATTGCCGCCTGCTCGAGCTGGAGGATGCCGTCGAGGTAACCGTGCCGAAGAACCGCGTGATCGAGTTCGAGGACAAGGTGCGGTTCGGCCCCGGCCGGTTCCGGTTCCTCGCCGACAGCCGCGGGCGCACCTACCTGCCGGGTGAGAAGTATCTGCTCTTTTTCAACCCGCTCGATCCCCGCGTTGCGCAGTTGTGCAACGCGCACGGCGCGCACGTGGGCCTGGTCGAGGCGTGGGAGATGCCGTCGGACAACGACCTCGAGGGCATCAAGCGCCAGATGGGCCGGCAGGCGGCTTGGGAGGCGCCCAAGCGCGGCCACGTGGCCGCGCGGCAGTTCGACGAGGCCGCGGCCCGCGCGCACATGCTCGATCACAACCGCGGCGTGGTGGCGGCGGCGCGGGCGGCGGAGAGCGGACACACGCCCGAGCACGCGCGCGAGTTGCGCAGGTATAAGGGCGGCGCGGAGGAATTGCTGGAGCCGGCCCCCATCGCGGATGGCGCGGCGGAAACCATTTCCGAGGCCGAGCAGCCGGCCTCGAACGCCGAAGGCGCAGAAGCCTTCAGCGCGGAGGGATTGCTGTAGCACGAAACCCAGGAGGCAACATGTCGGATGGCAACGAGAGCGCGGGCGGAGAGATGGTGAAGGCGGAGACCACGCAGGCGATGGTCAATTCCACGGTGCGTTCCACGTGGCCCTTCTCCCTGGACACGATCCGTGTCAACACGCGGAACTATCGCGAGGAGGCGGTGGACGCATTGGTCGCGGCCTTCCGCTGGTGCATTGATCCGGCGCATCCCGTCGCGCTGGGGCAGTTCGCCAAGGAGGTGGATTACTCGGACAACGTCATCTACAAGCTCTGCACCGGGAAATATCTGCACCCGACCACCAAGGAGCAGATGGAGCCGCCCGCCGAGTTGATCGTCAACATCCGCAAGTTCCTCGAACGCGAGCGGCAGAAGTGGGAGGAGCAGGACAGCGAGTTCATCCAGACGCCGACCGCAAAAAAGATCTTCACCGCGTGCGACCTCGCGCTCGAATCGCGCACGCCGGTGATCCTCTGGGGGCCGAGCCACATCGGGAAGACCTGGGCGCTGCACCGCTACACCCAGACCAACAACCACGGCCGCACCTACATGGTCGAGCTCGACGCGGCCTCGGGGCTCGGCGGCATGGTGCGGCGCATCGCCAAGGGCGTCGGCATCAGCGACAACTCGAACACCGCCGCGCTGATTGACCGCATCCGCAACGGGCTCTCACCGCGCACGCTCCTCATCATTGATGAGCTGCACCTCCTCAAGCACACCTACCGGCTGGCCAGTTTCTTCGCCTGCATCGAAGTGATCCGGCGCATCCACGACTTCAGCAAGTGCGGGATGGTGCTGAGCTGGACGCATCTCGACAACCTGCAAGCCGCCAGCCAGGGCGAGCTGGTGCAGGTGTGGCGCCGCGGCGTTCATCGTGTGGCGTTGCCGGTCATGCCCACCAAGGGCGACCTCGCTGCGATCCTCGGCCGTTACAAGCTCGCCTTCCCGGATCGCGACCAGAAGACGACCGTCGAGGCGATCACCGAAAAGCCCTACGAGATTCTGCGCCAGCTCGCCAAACGCGACGGCCTCAAGGCCATCACCGAGCGCCTACGCTACGCCCGCAAGCTCGCCCAGAAGGCCGGCTCGCGCACCACGTGGGCGCACTTTGTGGATGCACACCTGCGCATCGAGAAGCAGGCGGTGCAAGAAGGGGAGTGGGAGTAACAACCAGCAAAAGGAGGAACGTATGGATGGAACAAACATCAAGATCGCCCCGGCGCCCGCGTCGGCGGTGCAGCGCGCGGCGGAGTTCGAGAAGAATCTCAACGACGCCATTCGCATGAGCAAGTTTGCCGCGGGTCAAACTACCAAAACTTATTCGGGGGCGCCCGGCATCGCGGCGATCGTGCTGTCCGACCTGCTGGCCGAACAACACCGCATCACCCAACGGCTGGAGGAGCTGCAAATGGCCGTGAACCTGGAGGCGGGCTTGTGAAAAGTGGAAATCGGAAAGCTCAAAGCGCCGGAGTGCCATTGCCCTACCGCACCCTCACCAACCTGGGCTGGGTGCAGGCGGGCAACGACGAGGGTCTGCGGTTGCTGTGTCTCAAACTGGAGGCGGCCGTCGTGGACGCGCGGACGCGCCACAATGATCCGCACGCCGGCTGGCATCACACCCTCGGCATCCTGGAGGAAGGGTTGCACGAGTTGCGCATGGAGATGTTCAAGCGCAGGCCCGATCCGGCCCGGTTGGAGGAGGAGGCGCTGCAATGCTGCGCGGTGCTGCTGCGGGGCATCCTCGACCGCATTACCACCGGGGGAGGCGCGCGATGAAAAACGTCGCCCTCGCCAAAGTGTTCGCCGAGCGCGCCAGCGTGCCCCGGCTTGAACTGGAAATCCGCATGACGGAGCGCTCGCTGACGCGAGCCCGCAAGGTTAGCGAGATCCGCGTGCTCCAGCGGCAAAAGGAAATCTACGAGGCCGAACTCGCCGCCCGGAAGGTGGGGCGAGACTCCGTCGAGCTCAGTCCGAAGCCAGGAGGCGCGCGATGAAAGCCACCGCCGCCTGGCCCCTCGCGGAATCGGTGAAGAAGATCCTCGCACCCTACTGCGACCAGATCGAGATCGCCGGCAGCCTCCGGCGCGGGCGCGATTGGGTCAACGACATCGACCTCGTGGTGCTGCCCAAGGAGGGCCAGTTGGAGCCGCTGCGCGCGCGTTGCAAGCAGCGTGCAAAGGTCGTGCTCGACGGGCAGCAGAACCTCATCGTGGAACTCGATAACCGCGCCGGCGGTAAGCTGCAGGTGGACATCTTCATCGCGCACCCGGAGCAGCGAGACCTGCTCGAAACCAAGCCCACCAATTTCGGCTCGCTCCTGCTCTGCCGCACGGGCAGCAAGGATCACAACATTTACCTGGTCGAACACGCCAAGCGGCTCGGGCTCACCTGGAACCCGTATCACGGCATGTTCGCCAGCGACGGCTCGCTGCTCGCCAGCGCCACCGAGGAGGACATCTTCCGCGTGCTGCAAGTCGCCTTCATCCCGCCCGCCCTGCGCGAGCGCCACGTAAACCGCAGAGACGCGGAGACGCAGAGCGACGGCGGGGAATTGCCTTCGTTCTCCGCGTCTCAGTGCCTCGGCGGTGAAACCACAAAACCCATCAACCATCAAACCGCATGAACATCCTGTTGATCTTCATCACCCTCACCGGCCTGACGATGCTGCTGTTGCTCGCCTGGCTGGCCTCGCTCGCGCGCGCCGCCGAGGCCGACAACGACCCCGAGCGGGACGCCGGTTTCACCGACGCGGAAATTGCCGCATTGAACCGCAGAGGCGCGGAGACGCTGAGACAGAAGGGATCGCCGGTTTCCTCCGCGCCTCCGCGCCTCCGCGGTGAATCACTCATCTATCAACCGTCAACCATCAACTCACAGACCCCATGATCAAAACACTATCCCCCGAAGAACAAGCCGCACCGAGCCAGGATTTCGCCCGGCTGTGCGAGCTGCAACAGGAACACTCCGCCGTCACGCTCTCACTCGAGAAGGTCGAGCAGCGCATGAGCGTGGATTCGCTCGCCGCCGCCGCCGCGTGGTCGGCGGATTACGTCGTGAACCAGGAGCGCCTGGCCGAGCTCGATGCGGAGATCAAGGCGCTCTTCGCCCGGCACCCAGAGTGGCGCGAGGACGGGAAGAAAAGCATCAAGACGCCGTTCGGCACCGTGGAACAGCGCACGGTCAGCGGGCTGGTCGTGGCCAACCCGGCGGCGACCGTGGCGCTGATCAAGGCGCGCGCGGCGCAGGACGAAAAGTTCAAAGCGGCGACGTTCCTGCGCATCGAGGAGCTGCCGAACGTGGAAGCGCTCGAGGCGCTGGGCAACGACGAGCTGGCCAAGCTCGGCGTCACCCGCGAGACGACCGAGAAGGTGACCGTGAAGCCCGCGAAGGTGAGCGCCGCCAAGGTGGTCAAGGCGGCGAAGCCTGAGCCCACAAAGAAGCAGTGAAAGGTTCCCCCATGAACGCTCCGGGTGAGCGACCACTGGCCGACAGTGACGCTAGCCGAAGCCAATGACTTTATGAAAACAAAGACCGTAGAAACTGCAAAGCGGGCCAGTGGTTCGCTCGACCCGGTGGTTATGCCGCGTTGGCATCGCTACCGATTCCACGCCAACGAGGACGATCCGCGTCCCGTGAAATTCCCGCCGCCCGGCCCGTGGTGGCACACCGGCAGCGGTGATGGCTACGCAATCGTCGTGGCATACCTGCCGCCGAAAGCGAATCTCACCGATTACTGGCCCGAAGCATCCGAGGTGGACCATACCGAGGAAAACGAACTGACATTCACCGACCGCTTCCCGAAGCCGGACTGGTGGAAGGGTGAAGCGGCATAACAAAAAGGTGAGCGACGCGCCCGACAGCGCGGCTCCGAATCGGAAACAAAAGCTATGAATGACCAACAGACTCAATCGGCACAGCGGGAGGCGCGTTCTGCTCCACCGTCTGGTTCGCCTCGGTTGTATTGCGGAGAGTGCGGCGGTGAGCACGAACCAAGTGGAGCGAGACTGGACTGCATACGGCACTGGAAACGCCGGGCCGTGAACGCGGAGAACGAAGCCAACGTGCTCAAAAGCTACGGCGACTCCTACTGGAAGAAGCTCGCTGTGGGTCGAGGGGAAGACATCGCGGCCATCGAGGCGGCCTTGGCGGCCTATGGGAAAGTTCCGGACGATTGCTGGATCGGAACAAACGCGACAGCCGACAGGGTGACATGGCTCGTGCGCCGATGCACTGGTGGTGACGCAACGATCTCAAAGCTCCACGCCGAAATCAGCAGCGTCATGGAAACCGTGAACGCCCAGCGTCGGCGCATCCATCAACTCGGCGACCAACTGACGGAATACCAGACGATGCTCTTTTGCCTGTGTGTCGCAAAAGGCAACGAGGAAGGGCTGCGAATAGACCTGCGGAACAATAACGCATCGCGTGGGTCGGTCTTGCGCTTCCGACGAGATGCGGAGAACCCGCACGTGACCGTGGTGACGGTAGAGGCGAACGACCCAAGCTCACCCACTGGCTCGGCGCAGGAATCCGCTCGGACTGGCGAGGCGCGCACCGCGCCGAGCCAGTTGGGTGCAGCGCATGGTTCGGCGAATTGTAATCGGCGCGTTCGCAACGAAGCGGAGCGGGAGGCCGGTGCGGAGCCGGGAGAAACGAATCTATGACACCAACAATCCAAGAAAAGACAGTGTGGCAATACATCGGCCCCGGAGACGGCCAAGGACTCAGGCACACAGTAACCGAGGTGCAGGCCGGAACCGTGACGACGTGGAGTGACCCGTCGCCGGAGAAGGAAGTCGGCGGCTACTCGTGGCGTGGCGACGCGGAGACGTTCAGGAAGCATTTCCGGTGGGTGGGGAAGGGAGGAGCAGCGTGAACTCGGAGCCGTGCCATTCGCCGAACAGCTGATTCAAGCAACCCGGTTCGTTTTATCATGGGCCTGATCACCAAACTCAAAGCTGCGATGGCCGAGCAGAGCCTGCAGCCGAACACGGTCTCGTGTTACGTGTTTTGGTGCCGGAAGTTCTACGGGTTTACCCAAAAGCCGGCGTCGCAGTGGACGGGGGCGGATGTCCGAGCATGGCTGCTGAGTTTGCACGCGGCGAATTATTCGCCGGTGTCAAGAAAGCAGGCGTTGAACGCGGCGGCCTTCGTGTTCAAGCACGTGCTCAAGGAGGACATGGGCGCCCTCGATCTCCCGCCGATGCCGCGCGTCCATCAGACGCTTCGCGTGATCCCGTCGCGCGAGGAACTGGGCCGCATCTTCGCCGGTTTGCGCGGGCAGGCAAAGCTGATGGCGGGGTTGATGTATGGCTCCGGCCTGCGGGTGATGGAGTGCTGCCGGTTGCGGGTGCAGGATGTTGACCTCGGCGCCCTGACGGTGCGGGTTCATGCAGGGAAGGGCGATAAATCACGGTTGACAGTGTTGCCTGTGATGCTGGCCCCGGCGTTGCAGCGTCATCTATCGTGGCGGAAATCGTTGCATGATCTGGACACGGCCAACGGCCACGGGTTGGTTGAGTTGCCCGGCCGGCTGGCGGCGAAGTATCCGCGTGCCAATCGCGAGTTGCGGTGGCAATGGCTTTTCCCTTCGACGCTGGTGCGCGGACAGTATCGGTGGCACGCCACGCCGGAGAGCGTCTCGAAGCAGATGCGGGCCGCGGTGCGCGCCGCTGGGATCATCAAGCGGGTGACGCCGCACACCTTGCGGCACGCCTTCGCCACGCACGCGATGCAATGCGGGAACGACCCGCGCACGGTTCAAGACCTGCTCGGGCACGAGTCGCTGGAGACGACGATGGTTTACCTGCACGGGGAGGCGGCGCGTGGGCGCAGTCCGCTGGATTGCGGGGCGGTTTCAAGCCCCTTGCAGATCGCATGAGCACGTCAATCACCAAGCCCCAGATCATCACCATCATGCGTGATTGGTGGCCGGCGGCGTGCGCCACGCAGAAGTGGGACGCGCGCGACCGCCAGAAGCGGCTCGATGTCATCTCCGGCGCCGTGGGGCGCACGGTGGAATCCATGACCGAGTTGAACCGCACCCGCGACGTGGATGCGGTGAAGGCGCGGCTGAAGATGCTGGCGGATTCGGTGCAGGGGGCGATGGAGGATGGCCGGCCGGAGATCGGGTCGGCACGGACGGAGCGGCAGTTCATCCGGTCGGATCTGCTGCCCTGCCTCGCGCTTTACACCGGCGGGCGCGACGGCGCCGAGCGTTACCTGGCCGAGTTGATCAAGGACCTGTTCCACCGCGGGTCGCGCGTGCAGCCGCCCGCGCTGGACGATTTGGCCGACGACCCGGTGTTCCGCCGAAATGAACGCACTGGCAAGCTGGAGGAGGGGCCGAGCCAGTTGCAGCGGTTGAAGATGACCCTCAGCGCGCGGATCAATGGCCGGCACGGGCTTCGGAACCAGGCCGGGGACACGCTCCACGACATGCGCACCAAGGCGGGCCTGCAATGCGATTGCAAACGGTGCTGCGAGGGCCGCCGGACGGTGGTGCGCGTCACGGGCAGCGAGGCGGATGAGCCGGTGGACTGCCCATTCTAAAATGGTCGCACTGGACGAACAACTGCCGCTGTCGTTCGTCCGGGATGCCAAACCGGAGGCGGACCTCGCGCGGTTGATCGCGGTCCTGCGCGAGCACGGCTGGTTGACCCGTGACGCCCTCGGCCGGCTCACGGGCTGGCCGGAGCGCTACCTCCGCGCGCTCGCCGAGGCTGCCCCCGACCAGATCGTGCGCGGGCAGAAGGGCTTCAACCTCATCGAGCTCGCCGATGAGACGGAGATCCTCCGCGCCGCCGAGGCGCAGATCAGCCAGGGTAAGAAAATGATCCGGTGCGGGTGCCGCTGGAAACGGTTGCTGCACGCAAGGGTGGGGTGAATGCACATGGACCGGGATGCCACCATCGCTCCTGATCTGACAGACCTTCTTCAACGTGTCCGGCCTGATCCGCGCGATGGGCCGGCGGCAGTTGCGCGTCACGATCGTGGCTTGGTCACCAAGACCCCGCAGCACGAGGCCCCGAATTGAACGAGAAGTTTTCAATACCTCCGTCACTTCGGGTTGGAAGACCTAAAAATTTGCCCGACGTGTGCAACCCCGCTCCCAGGCCCACCTTTCGGGCTTTTCAGCCCTTTTCCGCTCTTCTTCGACCTCCAGGCCTTCTCGACTTCACCGTCGCGCTCTGGGCGCGGACGCCGGCGGGCGGCCCGAAGCTGCTCGTGGAAAAGCAGAACAC